TCGAGTCCACGTTTTGATACCGGTGGGAAGTTATGGGAAACTCTTGTATCTAAACGTGGACTCGATAAGGGAGATTACTGGTTTCGAGAAAATATCCAGATGTTATTTCCATTTGAAGAAATATCAAACGCCGGACCTCACCCATATGAAACGCACTATTTCATATTTGGAGGCAAAAAGGTATATGGTCAGGTACAGGTCAACAATGGATTTATCCACATGCTGAACAGTCCGAATGATTTACTCCACCCGAAGGTGGCCTATGTCAAGGGATTCTTAGACGCTTGTTTACAGACAAATTAGAACACTACCACCACACACCACCAAACAGTACCACCACCGTGTAACTGTTTAGTTGGAGTACGCGAGGCCGCCCATGCCGGACATGACGCGGAGCACGTTGTAGTTGACGGCGTAGATGCGGACCTTCGCCGTACGCTGCTGCTGGACCGTGTTGACGGACAGCGTGAGGTTGAGCGTGGCCTTGTCGATACGCGAGAAGTTGCACGTGCCGCTGGGCTGGTGCTCCTCGGGCTTGAGGGCGAAGGAGTACACGTTGATGCCCACCGACGGCGTGCGGGTGTGGTGCTGCCACGGCTGCACCTTGTCGAAGTAGCGGCCCTCGCGCTCGTCGAAGCGGTCCTGGCCGTTGAGCTGCACCTTGGCGACCTCCACCGGGTTCTTGCCCTCGCACTTGACGTTCGAGGCGAGGATGACCTTGGCGAGCAGGTAGTTCGTGGTGCCCTCGAAGAACTGGTCTCCCTGGCTCGACGAGCCATCGTAGATGGCCGAGCCCGTCGTGAGGCCAGCACCTGAGGCGAGGCCCAGACCAGGCAGGTAAGGGAATGTCGTGCCTGGCTGCGTGCCCTGACCAGAGCCCACACCCGACGAGAGTGAGACCGACGGGATGCCGCCACCGTTGCCGTTGGTGGCCAGGGCGCCGCGGCCGAGGACCGCCGTCACGATGCCCTCCGTCGACCAGTCGTCGGAGTAGTTGAAGGGCTGCTGGCCGTACGCCTCCTGGATCCACGGCGTCGGGGGGGCGTTGCAGTCAACGAACGAGTCACGCTGGACTACCCAGATCAGCTCCTTAACCGGGTGGTTAAAGTTCATCTGGATCTTGTTCGAGGAGGCCGTGACCGTCTCGTCGCCCGTGAACTGGAGCTGATCAATCAGGTACTCGTGCGACTGCTGGGCGAAGCGGCGGCGCTCCTCCGTGTCGAGGTAGACGTAGTCAATGTACAGCGAGGCGGCAACCAGCTGGAGCTGGGAGACGGCCGTGACACCGTTGCCCAGGTTGATTGTGCCAGTCGACGTCGGCTGGGTGCTCGTGGGCGTGGCCGACGCAACCTCGGCGTAGCAGCAGTTGTAGTTCTGCTCGAACTCGACGTTGATGCGCACCTCGTGGTACTGGAGGGCGATCAGCGGGATGGCCAGGCCAGGGTTGCGGCAGTACCAGAACTGGAGGGGGATATACAGCGTCTTGAGCGGGCAGCCGGCACGGGACAAGCACGAGTTGGTGGCCTCCGAGGCGGCGCACGTGGCGTCCAGGGCGACACCGGCGGCGTCCTTCAGCAGCACGAGGTCGGCGGAGTTGCCCACCATGTCGTCGAACGACACCTGGGTGCCGACGGGCTGCGTCAGCTGCGTCCAGATCTGCATCCAGTCGCCGTACTGGCGGTCAATGCGCGAGCCGCCGATCTCGATCTCGACCTGCTTGATCAGGCGGTGGCCGACGTAGTTGAGCCAGCGGAAGCGGGTGTTTACGACCGACAGCGCAATCTGGGGCAGCGTCACCTGGATGTACGTGCGGTACATCAGATCGGCGTTGCGGCTGATGACAGCCGTGACACGGCGGCCGAAGTCGGCCTGGCCGTTGAACGTCACCTCAATCGCCTCCATGGCGAAGTTGGTGTGGCGCTTGTAGAGCACCTTCCAGAAGGTAATCTGGGGGTTGCCGGAGATGTAGATGTCCTGCGCACCATACGAGACGAGCTGCATAAGTCCGCCTCCCATTGTTTGTTATGCTCCTAACGGACATTATTTTTTTCTCGGGACATCGCCACGGCGGGTTTCCCCTACCAGACTGCGTTCGCCTCTCCAATATTTTTTTCTTCGCTAGACTGAAATGGATATCTTCTTCGTTCCAACGTCGAACGTGCTGATTAATACATTCCTACGTTCGATTGTCGTGATTGCGGTCATGATTCTGGGATTCGAGAGGTCGTGGTATGAAGCCTACTGGGGAGCCGTCATCCACGATGCCATATCACTACTTCTCGTGAAGCCCTACGTGTAATTCTCCGTGTCCAGTATAATGAGCGGAGCCACCGTCGAGTATTCACTGAATTTACAGACGGCTCTAAACGGCGACAAGATTTCAGCCATGTGTCTAGCCCCATCGTCATTTGGATTCGGATATTACTGGAACAACTTTTATTTCGGAACGTCGAATGGCCGTGTCTACAAATATGACGAGAGTTCAGGTAGTGTAACTCGGGTAACTGTGACAGGGTATACTGGGACGCTGAGTGGAACGATTACGTCCTTAACAACTGATCCAGCGGGGAAGTATCTCTTTCTGAGTGCACCCTCAGATGGAAAGTTTCTTCGTATCGCTCTGGGATCGGTTGAAAATACAAGGAACATTCAAGCGTTCGGTTCAAATACCGGTGGAGTGGCTATTAATTCGCAGAACACTGTATATTTCATTAGTGCAAACGGCAATGCGATCTCTACCGTAGACAATTACGGCCAGGGACAAGTAAATCTAGTTTTTCAGCAACCACCCGGTTCGAACTCAATTTTTACTGGACTTGTTCTGAGTGAAGATGAAACACGCATTTATACAGCAGACAGTTACACTGGAAATATTTACTACTTTGATTTCACGTCTGGGCAAAACACCCTTCAGTCTGCGACTGCTGCATCCCCAGAAAGCAGAATATCTAGCCTTGCGGTATTGACACCAACCGATATTCTGTATACCCAGCCCAGATCAGCCTTTCCAGGAGTGTATCTGTATAACGTCGTTAAAAATACAAGTATCCTTATTGCAGGTGGAGGTAGTAACACGGTATCAAGTTTTGCCCAGGACTACCAGTTCATCAATCCCAACCAAATCGCAGTGGATCCACAGGGAGATCTCTATATTACAAGCCTAAATTCGTTTGGCGCCCAGCTCTTCACAAAGGTAGCATTCAACATATTTGTCCGGTCCCCGATTGCGGCTACTATTCCATCGCCGTTTTTCCCGAACTGTGGTCTCCCAGCTCCAGGATACTGTAAGAAATCGGTAGTGCCGTTCAATCCTACCGAGTATTGGTCGTTCGCTTACCCACAAAAAGTTGCAGTAAAACGCCCATCTCCTGGAGATGGACCTGGACAAGTTCGGTATTCGTGTATCAATACTGTTACCATCCTGTGTCCTACGATTCCACCTTCCCGAGTCAATCCTGTTGTCCCTGTTCCACCACCTACACCAGTCCCCCCAATCTACCCCGTGGAAACACCAACCTCACAATCTACAAAATTGTTTGTCAGCACAGGGGTGTTGTCATCCCTGCGAGTATCTACTAGGTTAACATCTATCCGAGACCTTTCTTTTCAAACATCTTCCTTTCCAATGTCGTTTGGGCCGCAGGGATACCTCTATTTCATGACACGGTCTGGGACTCTCAATGTTCTTAACACCTCTGGTGGCACAAGATTCCCAACACTTCTCTACCAAGTTCCCCAGAGAACTACAGTGTCTACGCCTGTCGTTGTTTCCTTCACAGGTCTAGTAGCTTTCATCACTGATTCCAGACGATTGAACGTTATAGACCAGAATGGAAATGTCCGATACAGCAGCAATCTGACCCAGCAAATTGCGGGAGCTCCATTATTTCTTGATACTCAATCCCTGCTTATCGCTGCCTACGGCAACACTATACTTGCCCTTGACACTACAACGTGGAATCCAATGTGGAGCAATACTCTACCAGGTGATCAGTTCTCGAGTTCGTTGGTCACCGATGGCGTATCTGTATTCGCCGGAACCCTGGGAGGAAACATGGTATCCTACAGCGCAACAACTGGATTTAAATATTGGACATATCCAACTGGGACGCTGCCGATATGCAATGCTCCGTTCCTATCAGGCAATCTATTGGCAACATTTGCGTCAAATAGCATATACATAATCAACAAGACACCTACCCGATTTGGAGGAGGAGCAGATACAATTGTAACCTTGTCTGGAATAGGAACCCTCCAGTCATCTCCCTTGTTATTCACTGATGTCCAAGCCACGACTTGGCTGTATTTCACGACAACAAGCGGGATCCTGTATGCTGCTGGCGGATTCCTCGGAGTTATTGGAGCATA